CCTTCTAACCTTGCTCTAGCATCAGAGTATTTTTTAAAATCTTCTTTACCAGTAACATCTTCTATTTGTTTGTTAAACTCTTTGTTTAATCTAGTTGGTTTATCAGCTATAGCTTGCTGTACATCTGATTTAACATCTATTTGATCTAATACGTTTTTTACTTGTTGAACGTTTAACAATGAGTCATCGGAAAAATAAAAATCATTATAACCTTCTGTAGCTTTTTCTAAAAACCAATCAGCTTTTGCTTGTGGATCACCGTTGCCTAAGCCAGTTATATTTGATATAGGTATATTTAAACCAATGTTTTTAAGAAACGTTTGTATTGCTTCTGCGGAAGCACCTGGTCTAGCTGTTACTACAAATATATCTTTTGGTCCAAATTTAGCTTGTTTTTTTCTAGCCTCACTAACCATAGGTCCTTCTAATGTAGATATATCTACGTTTTCAAAATTACTAAAATCAAACTCAGCACCATTAGCAGTTAACTCTTCTGCTTGCACAGCAAATTCACCAGCAGTTAATTCACCGGTTGTACCATCTGGCATTGTGTATTTAACCTTTTCTTTTGTTAGCGCTAGTGTGTCGTCAAAATCAAAAGCACTTAATCCTTTTTCTTTTTTATCTACTTTTTGAGCATCAACTCTAACATCTTGTGAGTTTATTAAAGTTTGTTTTATTTGAGTAGCGTTTTGTTTTTTACTAACAATATCTGCTGCGATTTCTACTGTTTTGTTTCTTGCTTGATCTTCTAGTTTTAATATATCTTGAACAGCTGGTGTTTGCATTAACTTTTCAAAAGACTTTGGACTATCTAAATTAAAATTAGATTTATCACCTGTAACTTTTATATTAGCTGGTACAAAAGCTAGAGTTGGAGTTATATTACCATTTGCATCTGTTCCAGATCTTTTAAATCTAAAAACCATGTCTACAGTGCCTTCAAGTTTAGGAACTGGTAGATTCAATGGATTTTCACCCATATAAAATAAACCTTGACCTTGTATGTTTATATAGTATACAGGTGGTTGTTTTTTATTATATAATTCAGATATAACATCAGCACTAACTGTTTCTTTAGTAGTAGTTGCTTTTTGTAAACCAGCTTTTTGAGCTTGCATCCAAGCTGTCTTTGGTATTTTTTTAGAACTAGTAGTTAAATCAACTCCTTGTTTTTTAATATCTTTAGCCCAAGCGGTTAATTTAGGTTTAGATTTTTTAACAATATTATCCATAACTGATTGAAGTTCTGGACTATATTTGTCATATGTAAATTTAAAATTACCTGTGTTAAAATCATAAGTACCATTTACACTACTATATTGAGCATTGTCTAGTTTAGACTCACCTAAAAACTCAAAACCATTAAGTTCAAAAGCAAAGTCAAAGTTTCTATACCTACCTTTTTCTGAAGGTTTTTTTAATATAACTTTTAAACCAGGAAATTTACTTTCCAACTCTATTGCGTTATTAATAATTAATTGTTCAAAAGCTTTATCTCTTTTTAAACCATCAGTTTCCATAACTTTTTCAACAAGATACTCAGTGTCTAATGTGTTATTTTCTAGACTTTCTTGTGTTATTTCTTGCTCAAAAGTATTTTGTAAACTATCTGCTTCTTTTTTACTTAAACCTAAAGCTTTTCTTATACTATCAATACCAGCTTTTATAGACTTTACAATGTCTTTTGTTTTGCTATAAGTATCTTTAATTATATTTAAACCACTTTTTATTGCTTTGGCTACTTGATTAACCGGTAAACCAGCGTATAAAGTTCCAGCTTGATCTTCTATAAATGAATCTACATTATCTATAGCTTCTTGTAATGTTTGCTCTACAATATCCTCTACAACATCTAGTGAAACATCTTCTTTAACTCTCTGATCAGCATCGGTTTGGAATTGATCCATAAATTGGTCAGCGTTTAAATCAGAACCTTTTAACTCTAAAACATCATTAAGCTTATTCATAAAGTCAGCATCAGCTTTCATAGCTTGAACTTCTTCTACAACCGCACCTTCAGCTAATATACTAAACAAAGATTGTGATCTTTTTTCATTAGCTTTAAAATAATCTTTTATTTCTTGTAATTTTTCTGGTGTGGTTTTAGGTATTCTAAAAACTTGTTTTTTAAAGTCGGTACGCTTACCATCTTTAATTTGTTTAGTAGGTGTTCTACCAACTTCTTCAATACCAAATAATTTACCAAACCTACCTTTAATAGTAGCTAGCGGTAATGAGTTTATAAAGTCTTGATTAATAACATCGTCTACAAACTGATTATATTGTGGTGAACCAAACCTACCTATTGCACCTTTGATTACGTTTCTAATTTCTTTTTGCTGAGTCTTTTTTATAATATCTTTTGCTACTATATCTGGACTAACACCTTTATCATTAATTGATCTTATTATTTCATCTTTAACTTTAGCGTTTTGAGTTTCTCTTACTTCAGGTGTAAGTTTTTCTGCAACAACCTCTAGTTGTGATGGATATATTTTTGCTCTACCAGTTTCTTGAGGTGTAACATCTATATCAATTTCTTCAGCTACAACTTCTCTAGCTTCAGGTCTATCTAAAGTAGTTGCATCTTTTTGACCAATGTATTTATCATATATACCTTGTGCTTTTGGAGCAATGTTAGCAGTTACAAATGTGGAAAAAGATCCTTTATCTGGTGACCATCTATCCATTATACCCGAAAACTCTTTATTTATTTCAGCTACAGCATCTTCTCTAGCTATGTCACCTTTACGAGTATCAAACTTAATTGCAGCTAAACCTATTTTATTGTATTGATCTAATAAAGCTTCTACATCTACAGCAGAAGGATCTTGCTGATATTGAGTAGCTAATTCATCTGCTTTTGGTGATGATTTTCTAGTTGGTAAAATACTCATACCTACTACATTAGCTCTTTCTGTTTCTACATCAGCTACTAATTCACCCAACCTACTATTTATTTCATTTACTCTATCAATATCCTGCGTTGTTAAAGCAGAATCATCAACTTGTTTTATTTTTTGTTGTAATTTATTTTTTTCAATTAACAAAGAAGCGGCTTCAACATTTTCGTTCAAACCTAAAGGTTTTAATTGTTGAGTAGCTTGAGTTACATCTCTAAAGTTTTCTTGTATACTATTAGCTTGTTCTTGATTTATTTTACCTAATTCTAAATCTTTAGTAACTTGTTGATCTAATATTGTTTTAGCTTTTGGTGTTTGTGCTATTTTTAATTCTTCTAAACCACTAACTGGTTTTGATAAATCTACAGGTGTAGAATAAACTTCTGTAATATTATTAACGTTAAAATCAGGATTTATTTTTGCAACACTTTTATTTATTTTATTAATAGCCATTGCTTCTTGAATACCGTTTTTAACTTGCATAACATTTATAGGACCAGCATATGTGGCACCACCACCAACACCTTGTATAAAAGCATCGTTAACTCCTTCAAACGGATCTTTACCGTTTATCATGTTTTGAGTTATTTGTGTAGCAACTTCCTCTATACCTTCACCTAATGCACCTACAGGAGCTCCTGCTTTTTTAAGAGCTTGTTCATACATTTCAATTAACCCGTTTCTAAATACTTTTTGTCCTTGCTGTCTACCTTCTTTTAGTAATATATCTTTATATACTTTACCTAAAGTTCCACTACCAATAGCAGAAAAAACTGTTTCAGCACCTGCTAAACCTATTGCTTTAGCTGTTAAATCAAACTCACTAGCACCTGGATTTTCTTCTCTTAATCTTCTAAGTTCAGGTCCTAAAAACATAGGAGTTGAACCCGCTGCTAATTTAGGTATACTTGTAGCTGCTCCACCCATCATCATGCTCATGCTTACAGGCGTGCTTTCAGCTAAACCACTACCTAGCTGTTTAAAACCATCTGACCAATTGCCTTTTTTAAAGTTTTCATAAATACCTTGAGTATCATAATTTTCATTATTCCAAATAGATTGTTCTTTACCTAGCTTTTCCGTTTCTTTTTGATAAAACTCTAATAAAGGATTTGTTATACCAAACTCTTTTTTAAATTTTTCAGAACTTAATTCGTATTCTTTAGGTAAAATACCAGCGTCTACTAACCAGTTTTGTGGTGTAGAAAATATATCATAAAAACTTTCACCTAAACCAAACATCATCTCACCTAATGTTGTACTGCCTTTAGCTAAATCTACAGTGGCAAGTTTTTCTAAATAAGATTTTTTAGCTATTTTATCTTTTTCTATTTGTTCTTTATCTTGTACGCTTCTTAAAGCCGTATTGTGATCCTCAATAGATTTATTTAACTTAGTTAAAGTATCATTATACATTTTAATTCTATTAGGAGAATCCATAGCATCCATCTCCATATCTCCTCCAGATATTTGAATTAAATCAGTTTCTAGTTTATTTATGTTGTTTTGAGAGTTTTTAAAATCAAACTCATCTGTGTTTATTTCAGGTTCTATAGGCTCTGTAGCTGAAGCAATAGTTAAAGGTATAGGTTTTTCTTCTACAACTTCTTCAACTTCCTCTTCAACCTGTGGTTGAGGATTATTTTTCTTCCATTCCTCTACTTTAGTATATATCTCTTCTTGAGATAAATTCTGATTCTGTAAAGAAATAACGTATTCTTGTAGAGTCATTTAACTTAATTTATTGTCTTGTAAGAACTTATCAGCTTTTGCTTTTTTACCTTCTTCTAAATCAAATACAGCTGCATCTGCTTGTACTGTTGGTATTTGATTTGTAGTAAATTGTTTTAAATAGTTATTCATAAAATACTCTTTATATTTAACCATAAATAATTCTTTTTTATCTTGCATTAATGGCAAGTCTTTTTCATATGACCAAGCTACAAAACCAGCATTAGCGTTTTGAGCCATTTGATCGTCTTCTGATACACTAGTACCAGCACCAATAAACACATTCCATGCAGCGACTACTGATTGCTCAGAGCTTAGCATACCTGCAACTTCAGCGTTTATAAATGGAGTTACTTTTCTTTCAATTTTATCTAGATCAAATTTAAGTAAGTTTCTACCTTTACCCATACCTATATCTACAATTTCATAATCATAACTACCATCAGAATTTTTTAATACAAATTCATCTGCTATTTTAGCACCTGGCATTAGTTCACCTGTTTCAGGATTACTAGATCCACCAGCCATAACACCAACTTCGCCTAATAATCTTAACATGTCTTTATTTATGTTAGGAGTTGTAGCTACTATATCTGTCCCTGACTCCATTAGAGCATCTAGAGCGTCACTATTTATTACAAATGGTTCATCTAGCATAGGACCTTCAAAAATCATCCTCTGTGATCCGTTTTCTAGTAGCTGTAAAGAAGCATTATAACCATCACTTTTAGCAAATGTAGGTTTACCAGTTAGTATTGCGTTAGCTACAGCGTAAGCATAGTTTTGATTAACATCATAGTACATGTCATTAGTAACTATAAGTTGAGATCCAATATTGGTTAAAAACTCTAATGATTTATTTGGAGCTTCCATTAAAAATTTTAATCTGTCTGTTTCGTATTTACAACCAGGCTCAATACATTGATTATTGTTTAAAGCTGTTTTTAATTCAGCATATACTTTACCTGTATTTTCATAAGCTCTATCTAGTATAGCAAAATTATAATCAGCTGTGCTAGCTATATAAGCAGGGTTATAACCTAAAGCGTTGCTTTGGTTTAGTTGTTTTATAAACAAATTAATTTTTATATTTTTATCTTCCATTGTAATTTATTTATTAATCCCAATCAGCACCACCTAGTATACTAGCCGCGGCACCAATACCTCCTGTTAACGCTGCGGTTGAGTCAGCGCTTGCTTGAGCTGCTGCTCCACGTAAAGCACCAATTTGATTAGATAATCTATTAAGTTGTTGCATGTCTCTAGCTTCTTGAGCATTAAACATATATTGTTCACCTTGAACATCAGCCATTTGTTGTCTTTGAGCTTCTGCCATTCGTTGTCTTTGTAACGTAGCCTCACCTTGTAGTCTTTGTTTTTCATTAGCAGCTTCTTGCTGTTCTATATTGGCAGCTATACCTTTTTTACTTTGTAACGCAGCCTGTGCTAAAGCTGTAGCACCACCAGCGCTACCACCAGTAGCTCTTATAGTATCTAACGTGTTAGCTAAAGCTATATCAGTTTGTTCCATTTGTATTTCAGTCGCTTTTGTAGCTACAGATAAATTAGCAAAAGGATTTGAAAGCATACTACTTAAATCAGTTATATTAGCATAAGGATCTGTTATCTCTTGTCTATTTTCTTCTAATTGATTTAGTTTATATTCTAAACCACGAGCTTGTATCTCTCTATTTCTAGCCGCGCGCTTGGCTCTACTAGAACCGATAATACCACCGACTAAGCTTATTGCTCCACCTATTATTGCTGCTGCTGGCATAATGTTAAATTTTTATTATTAATATCCATTGTTTGAATCAAATTTTGCTCCTACTGAAAATAATACTTTTGCACCACCAAGGTTTGTTACATTATCAGTTGAAAAAGTTGCTGTAGTATAATAACCTTTTATACCACTTATTGCGTCTCCAAATATTATTTCACCACTACTTGGAGCTGAGTTATTTATTACGTTTGCTACGTAGGCATTTTCTTTTCTATTAAACCCAGCATAATATCTTGGTAATGCTGGATCGCTAGTTCCTAAAGTTCCAGCGTAATTTGCTCTTGTAACAGGAGCACCACCAACTGGATTAAATACATATTCACCACCATAGTAACTTAATATAGATGTTATTGTATCATTATTGTTTTGATAAGTACTAGTTGAAGGGTTTATATCTTCACCTGTAGCTGTTGAAATTAAAGATCTTACTTCCCAACCATTACTTCCTTCGTAACTTATTGTACTAAAAGTTTTAGACACTAGTGGTTCAGGATTAAATATAACTGTTATAGTACTTGCAAATGGAGTTGCTGATCCGTAAAAAACACCTCTTAAAACAGTTGGATCATAATGTTTGTATAAACCTGTAGAGTTAGTGCTATAGAAATTATTTTTAATACTCATCATTTGATCTGGTCTATAATCAAATAAACTAGTCCAACCTTGAACACCTTCATCATAAGTAACAGTGTTAAAATTTGGAGTAGGTGTATATAAATCACTTTGTTGAGTTGATAAAACGTATTGATCGTTATAAATATCCCAACCACCTATAGCAAAACCAGAACTACCACCTAAATCTAAATTGTTTAATTCATCTCTAAAGAAGTCTCTCATACCTAATTGCGATATTTCAATTATACTACTACCTCTTAAAGATAAAACTACGTTATTATTTTTATCTGTAAAATATTTATTATTACCGTATACGGCAAAGCTTTCTGGATTTTTACTAATACCATATTTACCCGGTATTGGTTGTATAACACCTATAACTAAATTAGTAGAAGTAACAGCTGGATTACCCTCAGCTGTAAAAATAGCATCTTTATCTATCAATGCTCTATTAACTTTAGTTTCTTGAAACACAAATAGATTTGTGTCTTCTGCGTATAATTTTTGTATTGAACCGTTTGCTGGGTCTGCTGCTTTTTCAATATCATCAGCGGTTGAAAACACGTTTGTGTTATTTATTCCTGTTCTAGAGTTGTATACGCCAGAATATATTAATGCGTTAAATCTTCTATAACCAGCAGGTTCTGCTTCTACTAAATAAGCTTTTGCTCCATAATCTACAGATGTATTATTAAAACCACCTCTAATTCTAGATTCTTCTAAGACATAATCATCTTCATCTGGACTACCAATAACTGTATTAGGATATGATCCATTTAAAGAAGATGGTATTCCAAAAGAACCATTCCATATAGGATCGTCGCTTCCATCACTTACCTTCTTTAATATAAAAGAGTTAAAATATTTTATTTCAATAGTTGCGCCCATATTTTATGATTACATGTTTTATATTATTTCTACTGCATAAGCAGATATGTCTTCAGCTACAAACGTTCCAAGACCACTATCAGCTCCACAATCATTACCTGAAAAAGGAGTTTGTGCTAAATATAAAGCTTCAGCTGCAGCAAAACTAGCTGCTGAAAAATACAAGGCGTTACCTTGTCCACCACCACTAGCTGGATTAGCATTAGTTTTATCTATAGTTATAGTTGTAGTACCATTAGATAATTGTTGAGTTGCATCATCTGGGTTTGTACACGGTATTGCTCCGTAATAATAATATCCGTTTTCAGCTGTTATTGGAGATGCTGATATTTGAAACCTGACAACAGATTGCTCATTACAGTTATCTGGACTATCACAAAAATATGTTGTTTTTTCGTAATTTGAAACATTGCTAGCTCTGTTTAAATTAACTTCATAAACTGAATTTATAGATTCACCAGCGTCTGCAAATTGCAATGTTATATCGTAATCAGCTACGTCAATTGTAGGGCTTGCTATAAACAGTTTTGTTTGTATTTGATTAGCAACAACATTATTTGTTATAGTAAAATAATCGCTTAGTAATTCACCTTCTTCCAAAGCGCTACTATTTTTAGTTATATTTGTTATTGCAACATTATAATCTAATGTTCTTAGAGCTATATTGTTAGCTCCGTTGTGAGAATTAATAGTTGTTAAAGCGGTTGTAATCGTTCTATTTGTTGTCACAGGATTAGTACCTGCAGATGTTATCACAGGTTGAACATTACCTGGACCCACCGCATTGTTAGTTGCAGAAACAAAAACTTCAGATGTAACACCGTTATAAGTTGTTACAATTTTAAAAATAAAATTAAACAACCTAGCATTTTCATCATTGCTAAAATAAACGTCTGAGTAATAATCAGCAGTTGTTGCTACCATAAAAGTAACAACAGTTGAACCTGGTGTTCCTGTTCTAGTTAACGTGAAATAATCACTTACATCATTTCCAGGGTTATTATTATCTGTAACGCTGTCTATAGTTACATCTAACTGTGTTAAATTAATATCTACTGGATCACTTATATCTACACCAAATTGATCAACTACTTTAAAAGCATTAGCTAAAATATTACTTGTTGTTGCTAAACCTTCTGTCCAACCAGCTGTGTCAAAAGAATCTATACCCGCGCCACCAGAACTCTCAGATAATATTAAAGAATTTAAATCTGATATTAAACCACTAGTTGTAGTTTCCCAATATATATCTAAACTAGATACTGTAGGAGTTGTTTCGTATACACTTAAATATTGTAAGCCAGGAACAGATAAATTACCTTGATTACTCGCCGCGTAACCAGGCGCAAAAGTTAATATATCGTCAGCTGATAAAGTAACAGCTTCTGATAATATTAAGGTAGGTGAACCAGCAGCATTAGCTATGTATATACCTTCTTTTAAACCAGGACCAGAAACAATCATATCGTTAGCAGGTGTGCCTTCAAGATTTTTTAAAGTAACACTAGTGTTATTATTAACCGGTGTGTTAACTAATCCACTAGCTACAGCATAGTTTGTAGAAGCTATTTGTCCTATTTGATTTTCTGTACTTATTCTTGATATTAAAGGATTAGATTCATCTAAATAAAACTGTGGAAAATAATTTGGTCTTGGTGGATCAGTAGGATCATAATCAAACAAATCAGACATAGTAGATATTGTTGAAACTGTATCTGCTGTTCTACCTGGGTTGTATTGAGTATTTGCTTTACCTATATTAGTTGCAAATATAAAACCAGCTGTACTAGTGTCATAAGTTATACTTGTAGCAGTGTTTTGAACTCTACCAAATAATCTAACTGAACTTCTATATTGTTTTTGATCGGGACCAACTTCAGTTAAATCTCTAGGTACTTTATTTATATTATCATTAATTAACACAGCGTGTGAAGTACTTGTTACTTCTTTTGTAAGATCTTCTGGGTAAGCCGCCATTATACCAGGTAAATAAACATTGTAATATTCTTGCTCTGTTTGTTTAACTACTATTTTATATGAATACCAACCTAATGGATTATAATCAACACTACTAGTGTCATCATTATATAAACCTGGTGAATTAGCGTAACCACCACTTATAGGATTGTTAAATCTAATTTTTAAAGAATCACCTGGAAAACTTTCTTGAGTTGCACTATCTTCTAAATACGCGGAATAAACTGTATCTCCAATAAAAGTTGAAGAACCAACAGTAACAGATTCTTTGTTGTTTGAAAGTATAACAGAAGACTGTCTACCATATCTATCAGATAAAACAACACCTACTTGGTAATTTCTATTTTGTTTTAAAGAAGAGTTAGGGTATTCTACTTTACTAGTATTATCAGTTTCTGTTCCGGTGTCTTGGAAAACTAAAGCTTGACCAGCTACTAAAGTTACATTTTTATCTAATTTAATATTAGGTGTAGAATAACTAGTTACTTGACCTAAAGGAAAACCATTATAATCACCTGGGCTTGTAGTTGATGATGTCTTCCAGCCATACATTACATCTCCAACGCTAGGTGTTTCAGTACCAACTAATGTTACTGGAATGTTTGTGCCGGCAGAATAAAAAGCACTAGCTGTAGACGTTGCTTTTGCGTTTATTACTTGAAAATTATTTTTGTCACTAGCCTGTACATTGTAATCTAAAGAACTTGGAGGTGTATGCTTGTTTTCAAAGTTAGCATATATAACTCTATTTCCAGATATTTCTTGAGCAAATGCTTTGACAGGTATTTTATCAAAAACTCTTAACAACTCACTGTCTGGTAATGTTCTAAATGGTTTTATAGAATTGTATTTATACTCATAAACTGATGGATTACCTATATAGACATATTGAGTAAATGCAGCAGGTGGAGAAGCTTGGTTTTTACTACAAGTTAAAACCCCAGTAGCAGCATTATAACTATTAACAAAAGAAAAATTAGCAACACCTGGTCCACTTATTAATTCACCTGTTTTAACTGTTCCTACTACGTTTATTAGGTTTAGTTTATCAGGTGCCGTAACTGGAGGGTTTCCTAACTGAGCTCTTGCAGATGAATTAACTATATCTTCTATAGGTATTGTATCAATAACTCTAACAGCTATACCGTCTGATTCTTTATACAATATATCTATTTCTTTAATTTTTAATTTATCTTGTAAACTAAATTTATTAAAAGGTAAAGGAATTATAAGTTTTATTTCATCAACTTTATTTTCTACAAATTCTACTATAGTAGATCTATAAGCAGCTGCTTGATCGTCTTTATCTATAGCAGGAGTTTCTTGTCTTACATACATGAAATAACCATCTTGCTTTGGTATAAAAGCAACTTGAGTAAACGGAGCCATTATAGAGTATTCATTATCATCAAATCTCCATCTATAACTAAATCTTACGAATTTATCTTCTAAATAAGCTGGATCACCTGCAAATAAACCATCATAATAAGGGTTAGCGTCTATTACTATTTCTGCACCAGCTGGAGTAGCAGGAGCACCTACACATGTTATTACACCTGTGCTAGAATTGTAAGAACTAACTGTCGCTGGTGTGTTAACAATATTGGTTGTACTAGTTGCTATATAACTAATACTTTGCCCAGCAACAGGATTAACACCTTTAGCTGTAGAAGGTGTAACTGTTATGCTTGATCCAACAGAAGCACCCGGGGCTGTAGCTGTAAAACCAATAGGAGTAGTTTTACTAGTTACATCTTTCATTGTACTTTCGTACTTATCTGTACTTATTGCTGTAAAAGCATTTTCATCTCTTTGTTGCCAAAGCTGTATAGCTTGGTAAGGATTATATTTTGCTACAGATATTTGATCTTCCGTAGTATAATATCTAGTATTATTTACAGCTCTTTCAATATTTATTTTTCTAGGTTGATTGCGATTATCTGTCCAAAACAATAAATTCTCTACTAAATTAACACCATATATAGGATATAATTGTGAAAAATTTAAAAAAGTATTAGAAAGAATTAAATCAACAAAAGTGTCTGTTAAAACATTATACTGATATATATGGTGATTAGAACCAATACCAGTTGGAACATAATCTTCTGTTTTATTATCTGTTACAAATAAATAAATAAAATTATTAGCATCATCAGTAACCCAACCAATACACTTACTATTTGCTGGAAAAGTTAAACCTGTTATTTTATTACCTAAAACGTTTTCTAGTTCACCTACATCTGGACCTTCAGATTTACTAACCTGAACATTTCTTGCATCTCTATATTCTCCGTTTGGTACTAAACGAGCATCTAGGTCTTTGTTTAATTTACCTTTAACAAAGGTGTTAACAACTTTTGCCATTAAATTTTAGTGTTTTATCCATTTAGATTTACCTCTCATAACTTGAGTTATTTCTTCAAGTTTAATATTTGATAATCTTATTTTAGCATTACGCAAAGCCGCGTATCTATCTTTTTTATATCTTTGAACCACGCCTTCTGATACATTAGCTCTTGTAGATAATATGTTATATGATATACTTTTATACATAGCTTCTTCAGCCATTTTAGGAACTTTAGTATCTAAGTCATAAGCAAGACCATCTGATATATATTCAAATACAATTAACCTACCTGCTAAATTACTAGAAAAACTAAATTTACCTTCTCTTTCATTTATACCAAACCAACCATTTACTTGTGATCTTTGCGGGTCAAGACCATATAATCTACCCCAGTTCCATGGTCCATTTAAACTGTATAAATCTTGATTAGCAAAACCAAAATATTCAAAATCTGAATACCAACTAGAATTTAATAATCTAGTATTATTGCTTTTCCATCTTGATTCTGTTATCGATGTTCCTTCTAGATCTTCGCCAAAGTTATCTTGTGTTGGCACTCCTGTTCCGTCTTGTAATAAACTAGAATATGGATCAATAGTTAAATTATTAGCTGGATAAATAGGTCTTTTAACACCTAGTTCATCTATCCAAGATAAGCTAACATAGTTAACATAGTCTTGAGGTATAATTAAAGACAAACTACTAGGTATTGTTAACTCTTGAGATCTAATACTTTTTAATGTATCATAACTAAATTCTTGTAGTGATCTTTTAGCAAAGAAAACAACATCAGACTTTTTACATGTTTGAATTAATTTACCATCACCAACGTAACCAACCATGTAGTTGTTTACTATATCGTTTAGTTTTAAATATTGGTAACCACCGTAATTATCTTCTACAGCTTGACCATAAGCTTTTTCAGCAGCAGTAGTTCCGTACTTACCACCGTCTAATATTTTAAGTTGTACTACTATAAAAACACTTGCGCCAGGGTTACCTGTTATAGTTATTATGTTATTAACTACTGTGTAAGCAGCTGTATACTCTGTAAAAGTACCTGGTAAACCAGTAACGCTTGTATATACTTTAAAATTGTTTTTAGCATAATTTTCATTAGTAGGATCATAGCTACCAAAAACTAAATCAGTATTGAAAGTTGTAGTAAATGCCTGCCCAGCTGTATTACCTACATCTCCTCTAAAGCCTTGTGAACCTTGATAATATTGCGCGTTAGTTTCTGTTATTTGTGACATTATGATTTTTCGTTTTGTTCAACCTTAGCAGCGTCTTGTGTAGCTACTTGAATTATTTCAGGATCTCTTATAATAACACCTGCGTATTTTAATATTCCTATAATTATATTAGTTTGTTCTGATGTGTCTAGTTGAAAATCAACTGAAGTAGCGCTATTATATAGGTATTGACCTAGTGTACCAGTTGTAAAAGCCCAATTAGGATTTGTTGGGTTTACTATACAATTAGCTTTTACTACATCTGGTTTAGGTGATATTTTTAATAACACTTGTGGAGATGATCCTGCTGTTACTACAGCATTAGTTATATAAGCTAAAGGATATTGATTAGTAGGACTAGTTAGTTTTGATTTACTGACTTCAGTATATTCTTTTTTACTAGATACTTGAGTTACGGAATCGTATTGAGGATTTGTTGTATTGTAAGTAGATATTATTTCACCTATTCTATATAATGGTCTTGAACCACCATATATCCAACCTGTATTAGCTACATTATAGGTAAAACTAGTTTCTTCTTCAAAAGGATACAGCTTATAAGCATTGTCTTTAAACATGTTAAAAAACTCTGTATCGTTTTGTGTATTGTTTTGATTTTGACGATTTAATTGATTGCCGTCAGGAAAATAAGATTCAAATATTTCTTGTTGTACCTGTACTGCTAAACTATTAAATTCAGCTGGTGGAATATAACCTCTTTGTTCTTTGTTTAAAATGTACAAGACTGTTGTGTATACTGTATTTATATTTACCGCCATTATATTTTTTTATTATAACACAGAGGTGACTTTCGCCACCTCTATATTATTATCACTTGTTAATTAAGTTTTTTATCTATAGATTTATAGATTTCTACACCTTCATCTGTTTTTAAGAAAGCAGCAAAGGCTGAATATGGATTTTCATCAAATGGAACATTCATAAGTTTTCTACCGTTTGATCCCCATGTAAATGTTCTTTGATCTTGAGATAATAGAATAATACCTTCTTCACTAGCTCTAATCGCTATATTTCTAAGCATTACATTTTCATCTTTTGCTAAGTCCATAAATAGTTTTGGATCTTGTTTAGCAAATAATAATATATCTCTCTTTAATTCTTTAGAACTCATAGTGTTAACTTCAGAACCTTTTTCAACTCTTAAAATAGCTTCTGCTTGGTCAATATCTATGCTTCTTGCAGCGTTTAACGCTTCTATTTCCATTTCTAAATCAACTAATTCATCTTGCGCTACAGCAACTGGTTTAAATTCATAATATATCTTGTTTTTCAACGGGTGATATAAACTTAATAGTTTTTGTAATGCAATGTTTTTAGCAGGTACTCTTAACTCACCATCTTGAAATCTAATGTGACCAAGAGTTACTTCACCTTTTTGTTCATCTACAAATGGACTACTCATATTTGTAGCGTATCTTAATTCTCTTTGACTTTGAGTTTCAGAATCAAAATACAATAATGAGTGTTTTCTAGTATGTTTACCTGGTATAGTAAGTGTTAACGGTGACTTGTTACCTACTAAAAAGTAAATTCTATCTTTAACTTCCCAACCTTGTTTTTTAACTGGTTGTTCTTTTACTTGTGGTTTTTCTACCACTGCTACTGTTTCTTCAACAACAGCTTTTTCTTTTTTTGCCATAATATAATATAATTAAATAGTTTAAAAAAATAATTACCCCTGCCCGAAGACAGGGATAGTTATTATATTTGAATCATTAGATTCCTTTGAATAATACAAAGTTGTTAGCAGCTTGAGTTACTAAACATCTTTCTGATAGGAAGTTAATTTCCATAGCATCAAGAGTTGATGTAAACGCACCACCAGCAGAACCAGTTACCCAAGACTTCATTCTTCTGTCGTCAGCTTGAGAAGCTCTATAACGAACGTGTAAGAAAGGTCTTCTGATATTAGTTCCTAAGATTTGATCGTAAACAGTAGATGTTCCAGCAGGTACTAATACACCTTCGATTGAATTGATACCGTTAATCGCGCCTCTTGTAGAAGCATCGTTTAAGTATTTCCAATCAGTTTTGTAAAAGTCATAAGAACCTCTTCTGAATCCAGAGAAACCTAAGTTAAGCGCCATTTCTTCTGAGTTTTCAAATAAACCAAAAGCAACACCACCATTAAATCCTGCAGATATACCAGCTAGCATATCATCAAAATCTAAAGCTGTTTGTCTTTGTAAGAAAAGCATGTTTTCTTCAATAGCACCTTGAGTATCTAGGTTTTTAAGGATAGCATCAAAATCAGTGATACCAGCAGCAGCAGTAAATCCTACTTCTACGTTACCTCTTGCTGAAATAGCAGCAAATAAACCTTCAGTACCTGGTAATTTCAAGTTTCCGTAATCCCCAGCAGCGTGAGCATTCTTTTCACCTTCAACACATACCATTTCTAGGTAGTCCTCGAATCTTAATCTAGTTTCAGATTCAGCTTTTAAATACCATAAGTATCCAGAAGCACCATCTTCAGTAGCAACTTCAACCCATCCGATTTGAGCCATATCAGAACCATTAACGATGTATTGGTCTCTAATAATAACTGGAGAGTTGTTAAATTGAGTAAACGCAGGCTCAACACTAATTCTTACAGAATCAGCACCAGTACCAGCAGTACTTCTACCTTTGCTATATGCAGAACCGTAAACAAATACTTTTAATCCAGTAGCTGTAAAACCTTGAGCGATCAAAGTAGTTACAGGATCAAAACATTGTACTACAACATTACCACCAGCACCTGGTGTAGTTGCTAATACGATACATTTAGCTTCTTTTCCTGTAGCAGGATCTAAAACTACGATTGTATCGTTTACGCTCATTACGTTGTTTGCACCACCCGCAACTGTAAGAGTTGTAGGGTTTGTACCTACAGCACCTGCAGCAGCAGCACCTACGCCGTCATATGCAATATGTAATCTATTTTGTTCTGACCAGATTACTTGATCACTTGTCATTGGCATTTCAGCGCCAACCATTCTTAAAAATCCAGATAATGTTCTATTACCATAACGCTCTACTTCTTGTTCGTAAACCTCTGGTAAATATTGAGCAGCGAAATCTGAAAAGTTGTCTGGAACTGCACCACCACCACCATTGTTAGTAAACTGTAAATAATTACTGTTTAGTAACTCTTGTTTTTGCGATGGTATAATTGATCCAAACTGTGGAGTTAATGTACCCATAATTGTTTAATTTTAATTGTTAAATTTTCGTGTTTTAATTTTAAGTCGCGTAGAATCTGCACCACTAATTGATTTTACTTTCAAGCCACCAACGAAAACTTCACCTGTATTACCTTCTCTTGCTTTTACATTAGAAAGATTTTTAGATTTGTTTACTACATCCTTTACGGCATCGGCTTTACCTTGTTCATAAAAATGATTAGCGATCTTATCTACATTTTCAGCGGCATACATTGCTTTATGATAACCAGCTGGGTCTACCACATTACCATCGCCATCAAGGAACTTCCCTATGAGATTGTTAATATTTGACTGGTTCTCTGCAACTTTATCACGATTTTGTATATTATACTTATACCTTTTTTCTCCAACTTGAAAATCAAAACCTTTGAAATCTTCGCTAAATAATTTTTTAGTTTTAAGTTTAAAATCTTCGTGTAATTGCTCAGCTTGTTCTTGCTGCTTGTTGTAACGGTTGAAAAAGTCCATAGCTTTTTGTTGTTCTTGATTAACACCCGGTCTCATCTTGATCTCGTCGTAATACTTTTGTTTCAAGTCTTCCAAATAGTTTTTGGCTTTCGCAACTTCTTCTTTAAACGCAATTTTCTTTTTGCGTATATCTCTTTCCTCATCAACTTCTGAATCCCATGCAAAATCTTCTAAAATAAGATTTACATCTTCAGAATCTAAATGAGGTTTATTTTTTCTGTAATATTCTTTTAACAATGCTTTCTCATCTACATTAGAATAGTCAGCGTTTAATCTAACATAATCTTCTACAGTACCTCCAGTTTCTTCCATAAATGAAACTAGTTTTTCTACATTTTCAGGTAATTGCTTACCAAGTACTTTTTCGTCTCTAATAGCTTCTTTAACTTCTGCTTCAACTTCTTTAACTTCAGCTTCAGTTACTTCTTGGATCGGAGAAAACCCTTCAGTAGTCTCGTTGGACTCTTGTATAGGTTCTCCCACCTCTGCGCTATCTCCGGATGGTTCGCCCACAGGTACCTCCTTTGTTTCTCCGATTTGAATGGCATCGTCTTCTTGTTTTATTTCTTCTTTTTTAATTTCAACCTTTGTTATATTAGGCTCTACATCTACTAAAGGCTCTTTTAAATTAACCTTTGTTATTTCTTGTTCTTTGTTACCTAATTGCTTTGGTTTTTTTGGCTTTGACTTTATTTTAAAGTCACCCTCCTGTTTAACAGGTTCATTTGTTTTTACTTCTGACATAATATAATATAATTAAATAATTAATATTTACACCATTGGTGGTGTAGACTCTTGTTCAAAATTTATAGGAAGACCATCGTTTTTTCTTTGTGAAATCATTTCACTTTGTTGGCTTCCTTCCATTTTAATTCTTTTATCTTTTCTATCTTCTTTTTTGTTTTCTATTTGACTTCTAGACTGAACTTCTAAGTTTTTAAGCTCCATATCATTTTGATGTTGTTGCATCATTTTCTGTTGATCTAACTGAGCTTGTAATTGCATACGATCTTTTTCAAATTCACTCTTAGCTTTTTCATATTCTACATTAGCACCAGATATAGCTTGTTGTTTTTGCACTTCTGCCATAGCTGTTTTCTCAGCAGTTTCTGCTTGCGCTGCTGCTTGAGCTTTTATGTTAGCTTGTTGATTAGCTTGATCTTGTTTAGCTTTTTGCTTACGTTTTACTTTTAACATTTGATTAGCTAATTTAAGATTTTTAATCTGTCTTAAATCAATAGCATCTTCAACATCAATATTTTTAGCTTGTAAAGCTATTTGTATATTTGCTTCTAATTGTTGTTTTTCTTCTTCATCTGGTTCTAATTCTAAGAATATGCCAAAATCATGTAAGTTTAAATTAACAATTTCTTGTAATGTTTTAATATTAAAAGTTGATATAGAGTTTTGTAAAGCAGCTTTTGTAAGCGGAAACTCTAAAGCATCAGCTACTTTTAAGCTAATATTTTCTGCTAGTTTAAGAGTTAAAAATAAACTAGATTGTACAATATGTCTTGTAGCTACATTAGATGCGTTAGCGGCTAACTTCTGTAATCCTACAAGCGTGTTACGATCAGGCAAACTACCATCTCTAGCTTCATTTAACCCTGTCACATCACGTATCATTTGTAAATAGTACTGATATGTACTTATTAATGCTTGTATCTTAGCTTGACCACTACCTGATTGTAATTCTTGTATTGGTACTTTACCAGGATTCATATCACCTTCTTGTGTAAGAGATCTACCAACAATACTACCAGTTTGAAAATACATATTTAATGCTTCTGCTGGATTATAATTTGTACCGTTACCAAGATCAACCTCAGCAAGTCCGTCCATATCTAAATATACACCGTCTGGAACTACACGTGATATTACTTGTTGTAGTTTTAAATGAGTTAATTGAATCATATCAGCAAATCCAATACATTTACTAACTATAGATTCTATTCTACCTTTGTAAATTCTAGGTGCGCAAATAGCATAATTCATTTTTACTTTAGTAGTATCAGCTAATGGTCTAGACATGTTTTCAGCTAGTTCCCATTTTAACATTGTATTAGTTCCTAATACTTTAGCACCACTATATAAAACCTCTATAGATCTTGACACTCTTTCAAAGTTATCGTTTTCTGGTGGATTAAATGTATCTGGCTTTTCAATAGCTTTCATTAATCCTTGATCTGTTTGCTTTATTTTAAATACTTGATTGTGATATGTTTTATAATCAAAATATAAAACCTGTACTGTATTAGCATCATAATCACCCCAACCTGTAATATAAGATCTATTACCAGGCATTGCCTGTATTCTTTTTAATTCTTCTTCAGTTATACCTGGAAACTCTTTTTTAAGCTCTGGTATTGTAATAGCTTTTAATTCACCAACGTAGTATATATCTTCAAAGTTTGGATCCTCTGTATAAGAATAAACCATATAAGCTGGATCTACGTAATCTACAGTAATACCTTCAGCTGTATTAAAATTAGTTTTAGCAGCTGCAATACCGCAAACTGTTAAATCCATATTTAATCTACGCTTAACTAAATCATATTTATTTTGAGCAAGTACAGATGATATAGCTTCTTCTTCTGCTATTTCTACACTTTGCTTGTATGATAGTTGCATGTGTAACTCTAGTTCTTCTGGTGTTTCTGGTACAACTGTTGTGCTAGGTGTTTGATATAAATCAATACCTAAAGTTTGTTTTAAGTTATCTAAATATTCTTGAGATAACATGTCTTCATAAATTTTTGAAGCGTACTCAGTTCTTTTCTTTATAGAATTAGGATCTTGAGCGTAAGCCTTTATATCATAAGCTTTAGAAGATATACCATTTACAACTATATCAACAAATTTAGATAATATAGGAACAGGTTTCCAGTCTAAATTTAAATAAGACAAATCACCATTTATAGCTAATTCATCTTTATACTTTTGTATTGACTGCTCACCTCTAGCATATAATCTTAACTGATGAAAGTTATTCCAGTTAGTTAAGTATCTATTACCACTAGTCCTACCTTGTGAAAACCACTCTTGTTCAATAGCTTGAGCAACTTGCGTTCCATACTCTAAACTAGCTTTCTCTGCATCGCTCACTACCTGGCTTGGAAAAGGACTATTAGTATTACTATATATATTCATTTAACTTATAATTTTTGATGTCGTTCCTTTGTTGTTGTATCTTTTTATACCTAAATCAACAGGTTTTATTATTCGTTTAACGTTTGGCGCATATCTATGTTTATTGCAAGCCATTAAAGCTAAACCTGAACTAATAGAAGCATCATGTGTTGTTCTGTTGTTTATATTAAATTTTGCCCAGTCTTCTAGTGTTCTTTGAAAATACATATCACCATATCCAGTTTCTTTTAAACCAACATAATGTTCTATATATGTTTCAATAGCAGCTGCGTGAGCTTGTTTTATATCTTCACTAGAATTAGGTATTCCACCTATCTCTCTTTCTGTTACAGATAATTTATTTCTTTTTTTATCAGGTCTATTCATTGCGTAACCTCTATAACCTCTACGTTTAAAATAATAAAGTAATCTAGGTTTGTTATTCTCTGCAAGTATTGGCATACCATAAAATACGCATGCCATAAGTACATCTTCAAAAAATATCTCTGCTGTTTGTGGTCTAGCTATATATTCTAAAAAGAAATGATTAGGTGGAGCATTCTCCATACTAAACTTTGTTAAACCATGTAAAGATCCATTTGATCCTCTTTTATCTACAGTTCCTGATATATCGTAAGGGTCACAACCAAAAGCTCCCATATGCTCATTACCTGGGTAATTTACTCCATTTTTAATATATCTTCTATTTTGAACTTGAATATCAGGTATCCAAGAAATTAAAAATCTACCTTGTCTATTTGGAATAAATATTACTTTAGTATCTTGCTCTCCGTTTTCCCACTGAAAACTACCTTTTGTAACACCTATACTATTTTTTAAATCTTCATTAAAATCTATTTGTTCATAAATTTTACCTAGATTAAATAAAGACTGTTTTGACTCATCTCTAAAAGCATGTTTAGTTGTACGAGGAAACTGTCTATAAAATTCATTTAAACCATCTTGGTCATCTTTTAAACCTTCAACTTCATTATTCCAATACTCTATTACACCTAGATTTATTTTTCCTCCATCAGGTCCTGTAACGGATTTTTTTGGCGTATCGAATACAGGTAAGCCATAAGAATCAATGTATCCTTCGTAGTTCCATTCCATAGGTATGAACAAACTATATAGTCCTGAGCGAGTCTGTCCATTGCTGTTTCTCTTAGTGACGTCTGAGTCATCATATAATTTTTTAAAGTTTCTACCTCCTTTGTCTAACGCGTTTGATGTTGATCCCATCATACACTTACCAATAACTCTACTACCTAACCTGAGGGTGGTTTTCGTAACACGCCAGTTGTTGAGGATGTTGTTCGGCTTTTCCCACTTGCCCGATTCATCATGTACGAGGAGTTTGAGTTTCTCCCCATCGTAGGAGTTGTCACCGGTGTTCTTCCAGTCGATGGTCGTGTCAAGTCCCTGTAATTCGTCCGCGGCGGTTTCGTCGGCCGAGGCGGTGAGCTTACGACGGGTGAACTTACTTGCGGGGACACGGTAGGCAAGTTCGGTCTTTGGACGGTCCATTCCGTCCTGGGTCGGTTTGAAAAAGAAGGGATAGTTAACTGATATGGGTACCACCTTATCGGTAAACATCTTCTTGGCATCAGGCCCAGACTTTGATAAAATACCATATCGTGAGTCGCTGGATATAGTTGCCAAGTTAACCACCTCTCCCGATGCCATGAATGAAAACCCAGAACGCCTGTTCTTAAGGTAACACATTCCATAGGATCGTATATCTGCTTTACAAGCTTCCCAGAAAATGAAGAATAATCTATTTGACTCCCGAAAGTCTGGTGCCCCGACATCAATTTTAGACCACTGCAAGTACATGTAGTGAGTACCAGTAAGATAAGTAGGATTGTTCTTGTTATAAAACCAAAAACCTTCCTCCCTACGGGTAAACTCATTATCGATGTAGTCATACCATTTTTCTTTAAAGTCTTGTGGATATTGCTTCCAATCAAAAACTGTTTTTATTTTACTAAGTGATTTAGGATATTCAGTTTTATTCCATTTGTTATTTTCAAACTTATGAATATTCTTAGCTTTTGGTAAAGCTATTTTAAGGTTTTGTATTTCATAAACATCACCTATAGTACCGTCTTTACTAATGACAACCATATCATGTTGTTCATTGTAACCATACTCCCATTTTTTTAATCTATTATATTTTTTAATAGTTTTAGGAGTTATATAATCATTTAATATTGTATATAAATTCTGCTCGTACATTACTTAGATCTTCCCTCAGCAAAACCTTTAAAATTAGTTTGCTTTTTATTTTCTTTAGGTTTATCTTCTAACATATTCTTTTCTTCTTCAATACGATTAAGTATTTCAAACGCATCGAATATAGCTAGCTTTTTTGTAGCAGCAGCATTTTTCAATCTATCTGCAGATATATCATCATCAGAATCTACAATAGGTTCTTTAGCAACCTTAATTAATTCCTTGACCGCTACTTGCCCAGCTTGGATTATATTTTTCTTCGTCTCCTTGGTGTTCATATTTAATTACAATATCATTAGATTTCATACAGTATAATCGCTCTTTATCTACTAAAAACTCCCATTCACCGTTAGGTGTATACCCAACTACATCTCCCTGGTGTATTTCTAGTGCTTCTAACGAGCTATTACCATATTTTAATATACCTTTAAGCTTCTGTTCTTTATCAACTGTTAGAGAACTTTTGTCTTTTATAGGTTGAATAAAACAACGATCACCAAAACTATGCCAACCATCATTATTATTATATAAATAGATTTGATCTAAACTAACAAAATATAAATCTTTTTTAAAAAAAGATCTACTTTGTTTCTTTTCACCTCTCATATCATAAAACGTTCTAAAAACATTTTGATGTATAACTAAAGTGTCACCTTTTTTTATATTAGTTTTAAAAGCAACTGGTGTTTCAATTACTTCTGCTAATCTATTTACAAACTTCCAAGATTCAATCTTAGTATTAACTACAAGTTTTTTACCATCAACTTGTATTTCATTATTGTATCTATCACCAATTGGTTTTACAATAAAATCATATAAACTTCTCATTAATACTCTAAATCGTACTCAACAGATATTGACATGTTAGAATTAAATTTCTTCCATGGTAATACCTCATCGTTTTTCTTTATATAAATATTATAAGAACTGTCAGAAGTTTCAAACAGTATATGCGATATTTCATGACCGCCATACACTTGCTGACCAACAGCGTAATGCATGGCGTCATTTTTATAGTCAGATCCAATACTGATCTTTCTTATATTACTATGCATTTTCCTGCTCGTCCTTAATAGGCTCGTATGTTCCGTCAGACAAATTAATGCTAACTTTACCATACTCTTCTTCGAGTTCTTTTTTAGTCTTTTCTATTTCACCTTCCAAGTTTTTTACTTCTTGAGCTAAATTAAGTTTTTGGATTTCTAATACACCCATTTGACTTAATACGGTTGTTAATTTTTGTTGTTGTTCAGTTACTGCTTTTAACTGTTCTTCTTTAATTTTTGCCATTTGAAATTTAATTTAATTTGTTAATATATTTCTATTTAAATAGTTACACTTATTATTATATTTTTACACTATTTACTTTTTAGTTCTTCTATTTCTGCTTTTAGTTCTTGTATTGATTTTACTAACAATGGTACTATTTTGGAATAATCTACACCTTGCATTTCTTCTGCATCCTTTTCTTCTGTTACAGCTTGTGGTAAAACCTCTTGCAGTTCGTGTGCTATTACACCATAAGACCTACTGTCATCTGATTTCCATTTAAAGTCATAAACAAGTATTTTAGAAATCATATCTAATCCTACAAAGTCTTTTAAATCTTCTTTTAATCTATAATC